CTGCATCTCGATACCGGACAACGCGCGCGGCCAATACGAGACGCGGCGCAGCCACCCGCCGCCGTTATCCGGCGACCCTGGACTCGACACCGTCATGAAGCCGATCCCCGGCGTTGTGAGAGACGCGAACCCCGTCGACATGGCGCCGGAGGCGACGGCGCCCCCGTTGGCGCAAGCCGTGCCATTGGCCGCCGCCCAGGTGCTGGCGGTCTTGCTGACCGCATTCGCCGTGATGGCATTCGCGACGCTGACCGCCGCCGCGCCGTCATACTGACCCATCTGAAGCGAAGGGTTGGCATACAGTGGTGTTATGCTGCCGCCGCCAGGGGCGACGGCGGCGATCAACCGCGCGTTGCCGCCCGTGGTGTTGAACATGAGGAACTCGGCCATCCACGATCCGGCCGATGCATTAAACCAGGACACCATGTTCGCGGGCGAAATCCGGCAACTGTCCTGCGCCCGCGTCACCGCCGCCGACGTGGTGGGTATCCAAGAGGTCGGATATACGCTCACGCCGGCCACGCCGGCCTCCAGCTGTGCGTTCAGCACGGAGCCCGTCACCGTCAACGTCAGCGTTCCAGCGGTCGCCGTGAATGTCTGCGACACCCGCTGCGTGGCCCCGGCTCCGACCAGCGCGCCGGTCGCCGCGCCGCTCTTGGTTATGGTGCCGGTGCCTTGAAACGACAGCGCGTAAGCCTGTGCGGCGACCGTTACGCTCTGCGTGCCGAGTGCCGCGCTGTTCAGCAGCAGATTCGTCCTGCCATCCTCGATCAGCAGCCCACGCAACGCATGCGTCACCGGGTCATAATCCCAACGCGGCGCGTTGATCGCCGCCGTCTGTATCGTTCCGCCCGCGTCGGTGTATGTCGCGGTCGAGGCGCGGGTGAAAGTGATGCGCGGGTCAAGCGCGCCGGGGGTCATGAAGTCGAGAGAGAGCGATGGCGCCCCTGTCGCCGCCCACGCGCTACCCGTCCAGCCAAACCGGGCCACGCCGTCGAGCACGCCGTAGGGAGTCGGCACCGACGATCCGGCCTGCCCGGCCGGCTGCCACGCGGCCCCGTCCCAATCAAACGCCGCGACACCGCGCAATCCGCCGGTTGGCGTCGGAACCGTCTCCGTGCCACCCGGCGGTGTCCATTGTGATCCCGACCACGTGTAGACCGCGACCCCATCGAGCACGCCAGTCGGTGTCGGCACACCCGGACCAGATCGCCCAGCCGGCGCCCACGACGGACCGCCGGTGAACGCCGCGACACCCTGGAGATTGCCCGTTGGTGTCGCCACGGAGGGGCCAGCGCGGCCTGTCGGCTGCCAGACGGTGCCATCCCAGTTGAACGCCGCCACGCCCTGGAGGACGCCCGTGGGCGTCGGCACGCTCATGGTCGGATCGGAGACAGCCACTGATTACGGCTTACGTATTACGCAGTTACGCATTACGTATTACGCCACGGTAACCGTGTTGCTCATGGGCGCCACGGTCGAACCGAGGGCATTGGTGGCGGTCACCACGCAGGCGAGACCATGGCCACTGTCCTCGGCTTTTGTCGCGTAAGTGGCGCCCGTGGCCCCGTTGGCGACCCCGTCGTTGTGCCACGCGTAAGTATAGGAAGTCGGCTCGCCATCCCAGTTGCCCATCGTGCAGTTGAGTTGCGCGCCGCTCTGGCTGACGTAGGGCACGTCACGGTTGACCGGCGGCGCCAGGGTCGCGGTGACGTCGGCCAGCAGGCTGGCGATACGCGCCTGGTGGGTCCGGTCGTTGTTGAGCCAGTCAGCCGTGAGCAAGAGCAGCATTTCCTGGGCCAGGGCGGCCGTGTCCTTCGCGGCGGCCGCTTTTGGCTCGGCCTTCGGGGTCGCGTGCGTGGTTTCTTTCTCTTTGGTGTCGGCATGCGGTGCTGTTGCCATGGCTATTACTCACTTATACCTGGGTTTACTTGCCACATCTTATGGTAATTCTCGGCCACCTGATCAAACGTAGGTTTGCGGATAACCTGCGATTTTGTATGAGCGTTAGTCGGGCGGGGAATGGTGCTAACAAGCGTCACCGGAGCGACTTCCACTCTTCTTCAATCCGGCGCAACCAATCCGATTTCCGCTCTTTCCCCTCTGCCTTTCCCGCCATTACCTTCCGGTAATGAGCCTGGAACGCGGCGTCCCACTCCTCGTCGGGCGCGTTGTCCACTGGCACAATGTCCCATGGTTCCACGAACAACTCGATCGCGTGCCGGGTTATCGCCATGAGAACCAGTTCTTTATGAGCGACTAACGGAGGCATTGTTCCGCTAACATCTGGAAAGCGGGATCCTGAAGGGCAAAGACCCAACGGCACCGTTCGATCGCCTGACGCACCTTCCGCGCCGTCATCCCGAACTCAGCCGCGAGGTCGTCCACGTCAACCCCCGCGTCGGCCTTCTCGATGAGCCGCCTCGTTTCTTCCACCCACGCCTCATGACGCTCATTATCAGCCGCCCGCTTCGCTTCCCGCCTCGCGGCCAGCGCCGACTGATATTCCGCTGAATCGACTACGCTACGGTTTACGAATTGCTCAGTCAGACCAAATTCAGCGGCGAGGCTCTTGTTGCTGTCGCCGCGCAAACGCCGCTCGACAAGCAACGCTACAAGCTCCGTCTTAGCCGATTTTAGTTCGGTGCATGCCTTCAGATACGCGCTAAGTGCCTTCGCGTAATCTCTCGAGATTTTACGATCGACTAACAGAGGCATCGCGGCGCTAACAAAGGGTCAGATCCCCATCCACCCGGTGCTGACCCGCGCGTCCTCGACCCACTGGCCGCGCGAGAGCGACGCGCGCTGTGCCGCGACGATGTCGGCACCCGTGTCGGGCCGCGCCTCCTTCAATCCCATCGCCAAAGTCCGAACGGCATCGCAACAATGTGACGACCAATCGTGAATCGGCGCGTCCTTGAACACGCCGAGGCGGTCGTTGAAGTCGCGATGGTAGTAAACCATGCACTCCCTCAATCGATCCGTACGAACACGATCCATCCAGCATCGCGGCAGCAGCATTTTAACTGCGTTGATGCCGTCATCGATGTCCTGACGCGGCACGACACGCACCTTGCGGCCATTGGCGCGCAACAGTTCCTCACGCGTCTTGCCGGTGCCCAGTTCGCGCGCGCCGGCATCATGCGGCAACAAATCGGTGGTGTATCGATACGGCTTGCTATCGAGCCATTGCACATAATGCGTCAGCGGCTCGCCCGTCGCCTCGTAGTAGTCGATGACATGCACCTCACGACCCACGAGCTGCGCGCAGACGATCGCAGTGGCATCGCCGATACCGAGATCCCAAGCTGTCCAGACAGGCACAGCCGGGTCATACGGTACACCGCAGATGCGTCCGTCAGCGTCAGCCGCAGCCATCTCGGAACGATAGATAGAGCCACGGATCGCCGCGTCGAACGAGCACTCCAACTCCTGGTCATACTGGTCCGCCGTCATCATGCGGCGCATGTCGGCCAGTTCGCCCGCCTCCAGCAGGCCGCTCTGGGACGCGCGCAATGTCATCGAGAACCACTCGGGATTGTTCTCAGCCTCTTTATGGATCGCGTAAAAGTCGTTGCGCCCTTTCGGTGTTCCTATGAACACGGCCCAACCATTACGATCAGCCAGCGATGGCCGCAGCACCTCGGGCCACGCGCGCGGGTCAATGTCACCATACTCATCCAACACGATTCCATCGGCGTAAGTGCCACGCAGCCGCTCGTAATTCTCGGCGCCGTACAATCGCACGCGGCCACCGTTGCGGAACCGCACCATGAGGTCGCTCTCACGTTGTTCCACACCCGGAATGTTCGCGGTATAGCGTTTAAGATATTCCCATGCCGTATCTTTCGCCTGGGCGTATGTCGGCGCGAGATAAGCATAGCGTGGATCGGGCTTTTTCGCGCGCACCTCGGCCGGCGCCTGATCCGCTCGCATGGCGGCGTCGATCAGGTCCATGACGCATGCAACCGTTTTGCCACCGCGACGATGCACCACGAGACATGCCCAGCGTTGCTTACGAGCGTGGAACGGCATGAACGCCTGTCGCGCGCGGTAGCCAAGGTCAATCCGCGCTGCCTCTGGTGGGAGTGTAGATGCCAATCTGCGGCGCGTCGTGCGAGGCGCTTCCAAAGGTCTCAAAGTCAGCGTCACGAATAACCCCTGTTATGATCATCAGCGGCATTTGCGTGGTCGCCGGTTCGCTGGTGTCCTTCCAACCCATGCGGGCCTTGGTCCACCAGATCTGCCCCTGCACGCTCATGTTCTTGGTGCAGTTGGTGTAGAGCGCCTGGGCCACCCGCATGTTGGCCTCCGCCATTCCGGTGTCCAGCTCGTGACGGAAATGCTTCTCCAGTGTCGGCCTGCTGATCTTCAGGCACGCGCACATTTCCTCCTGACGCATACCGAAGCCGGTCATCGTCAGGATTTGCCGCCGCTGTTCCTCGGTCGGGGTGAACGGTTTTCGCCCTGGATGTGGCGGCGATGATCGAAAAGGCGGTTTCATCAGGCAGCTTGCCGACGCTCCTGGCCGATCAGAACAGGAACCAGCGCGCTCGCGATGTGGAACATCATCACCGGCGGCACCGCGTTGCCGCAGCGCGCCCACTGGTCGGCGTAGGAGCCGGTCAACACGTAATCGTCGGGAAACGCGCAGATGCGTTTCAGTTCGGCGATGGTGAACTTGCGGCGTTCGGTGGGGTGACAAACCGATGCCGCTGTCGGATCACCGCCGCTGACGACACCCGTTGCACATGGCGCATCCAGGGCCGGCTTCCACAGTCGCCCCCCACCCCTGAAAACGCTGCCGCCAGGCGGTAGCGCGTCCCAATGTCGTCCGGTCGAATAACGGGAAATGTCGGTTTCTGGTTCAACTTCGCTTCGTGCTCTAACCGCTCGGCCTGCCAGGATGACCGGCGCGGGCTTCGCCGCCGTCTCCATGGCATGGCCGTGGAAGCCGTGGCCACTCTCCAAGCCACTGATCCATGGCAGCGCGTCGCGGACGCTGTAGCGATACGCCAGAGGCGCCGGAAAGGCCGGTCTGGCATCGAGGTCGTCCTCGCGCACGCCAACGAAGATCAGCCGTTGCCTGGACTGCGGCACGCCGAGCCATTGGGCATCGAGCAGCTTTGCTTCGATCCGGTAGCCGCAGGCACGCAGCGCGCGAAGTATTTCGAGGAAGTATCCCTTGGCCGTGCCCTTGATCAGACCCGACACGTTCTCGGCGACAAAGGCCCGAGGCTGGAGTCCTTTCAGCAGCCGCGCGAACTCATGGAACAGATCATCCTGACGC